ACTTTTTCATCTATTTGCTTTTTTATAAATTGTTTTACCTTTTACCTTTTCAGCTATTAATATTTCCCCTCTGTTATTTTCACTATATGATATATGTAGCCATCTGGGAACTCCATTAACATCAGGATATTCAATAATTAACTGGTCAAACTTAATAACACCATTAAAAGATAAACTAATAACTTTATCTAATAATATAGCGTTTTTTTCTTCCCCTCTAATCCATAACTCAATATCAGCAGCTTCTCCTTTAACGTGCTGACTCCTGGAACTACCTCCAATGTATTTATTAAGCTTTTTACATCTATACCCACTGGTAACCCTAACAGGCATCTCTAAACCATCTCTAATAGGCTGTAATACGTTTTTACAGAGTTTTGTAAGGTTATCAATAATTTCTTTTGATGGAGAATATTGCTCTTCAATACCTAACCTGGAAGCGGTATTGCTTTTTAACATTTCTGCTAACGTAAAACTATTACTAAGTTTCATAAACTTTTGTTAAGCTGCTTCAAATATCCTTTTATCTCACCTATATCAGCTGCAATACATTTAATATCATCCTCAACTTCACTTATCTTATTTTCAAGCTTGGTATAATTATCTTTTACCTCCTCTTTGATGGCTTGAACATCTTTTTCTAACTGCACAATTAATAGCGTATTTTTTTCGGTTTTGTTATTAAATCTAATGAAAGCAGACAAAAGCCCAATAAACAAAGCTATAAATTGCAATAAATTCTCGACGGTTAATAAATCCATGCCTTAAATAAAAATATTTCTGGTTAAAAATCTTAATTTTAGGCGGTTATGATACAAATTAATCATTTTATAAATATATCAATTTAAAATTACTTTTAAAATTTGTAATTAAAAATTAAAATATTCAAACCATCTTATTAACGCATAGCTCTTTAAACGCATCAAAAGCAGCTTTATCAGAATCATCTAAATCATCATAATCAATTAATACCTGTTTACTTCCATCCTCATCATTATTATATTGTATAACCATTCTGGGAGGTATTGAAAAAAATTCTGTTTGAATAATCCCCTGTTTTAAAGTATTTGCCATTTTTTTAAATTAATATATTATTGTAAGTATCAGGAGTATTACTCATCTGATTTGAATTGACATCGTTTATGCTTGTTGTCATACCATGAAATTTACACGCTGCTATCTTTGTTTCATAACCTGCTATTGTGTTTTTAAAGCCATTAGCAGAAGCATTTTCAACCTGGAAAGTACAACCACTTAATATACTAGGATCAGAACTTCCAGTTACATTTGAAGTAGTTAATCCATGCCCATTAGCATTATCATATTTGCTGATAAAATCACAATTAAATATCTGCACCGAAGCATCAGCATTTGCACCGCTAGCACCCTCGCTAGAGAACGTGCTTGAGTAAACTCTTGGCTTGTTATGCGTAGTGCCAATAATACCGGCTTTTATAAAGCCACCTGATAAGCTACTACTATGAGCCGCGCAATTTCTTACCTCCGCAAAATTCTCAATATACATACCGTAATTTGTTGACGAAAACCCGATACAACCTTTAGCCTTAGTAAAAATAGAACTGGTATTACCTCCTATTCTCATACCGTAATTTGAAGCACTGGCACCTGTGCAATTAGTCAGTATATTATTACCTGTTGATGCCCTTATGCCCACACCACTAATGCTTTCACCTACGCAATTCATTAAAGTTCCTGCACCTACATAAAAAGCCATGCCGCTGTTAGCATAAGATGTGCAATTTATCAAAGTAGTGCTGTTAACCCCTACATGACCGCTACTTGTACCTATAAATGTAGTACCTATCATTCTTGTAGATGGGCCATCCGTTAAAGTGCTATAACTTGCTCCATTACCTATAAAAGTACCACCCTCTACTAAAGCTCCTTTTATATATAAGCAGGTACTTATAGTATTTTCAAAAGTAACACCTCTTAAATATAACTTACTGTTTGTTGATGGAAAAGCATCTAAAGTAACATTACTAGTTACTAAGTTTGTACCTCCGCTTCTCTTAAAATATCCGTTATATATTATTACAGTAGCACTACTAGGTAAAGTAACCATGTTAACATTAGTAGAGCCTGTATTTTCATATTTATAACCGTTCATATTAATATTAACACCATCAATTAATGTTAATGTACTTGTAGAGCTTACTGTTACATTTGTAAACATCTCAACAGTATCACCGCTAGAAGCAGCATTTAATGCTGTTTGAAAATCATCATAATATGTATAAGCACCTGAACTGTCAGCAATACCAAACTTTCCAAAACTAGAACCTAAACCAGCCCATGCAGAACCATCAAACACTTTTAAAGCATCTGCATTTTTATCATAACACATACTCCCCTTTTGAGGAGTTATGCTATTCCATGCAGCACCATCATATCTAACCCAATCTTGCAAACTGACACCTCCCCAACCTGCATTAACACTACCTCCTGAAGATAAAATATAAATATCACCAGTGTTAGTAGTAGGAGGGGCTACGCTGCCATCAACAAAATTTAAAGCTGCCGGTAGTAATAATTCATCAGTACTTTCGAGCTGCCCTTTCTCATTCTTAAAAGCATAATCTCCGTTATTAGCATTTTGAAACCATTTTGGATTATGGATGTCAGCTTCGTTATTTATATTCTTATGTAATATTGCCATATCTTAATAAAATATAATGCCTTTTTTATTTACCTGAACAGGAGTTTCGCAATCATCAAATAAAGGAAATTTAGTATAATCATCATCTTTAGCTTCCTTGATATATTCTATCATGTCTTTTTTCCAGAAATCAGCTTTATTAATATAGAAATCCCTTGATTGTGAATATTCAAAGTTGTTAGCCTGATTTGACTGCTCTGTGTTGTTCTCCATTGCACCCTGATTAGTAAGCTGTGTATGTATCTTAGAATACACCTCATAGACTACGTAATGAGCTAACATAGGTTTTATAAACTGATTAACAATAATAGTATTATCACCTGTCAAACTAGCTCCAGCAATTTGCGTTAAAAGCTCATTATAGTAATCTTTCCCTAAAACAGGCTTTACATACTTACGCTGTGATGTCAAAATGTACTTATCAAAATAAGCAGTATCAAAATAATTATCATTTATTGCTTGACTACTAACCTCAGTACTAGTCATCATTTCAGTATTATACGCCATATTTATTAACTGTTTTCTATTTCCTTAATCTTTCTCTCAGCCCAACTTTTCATACTCTTACCTCCCCACAATAAATATGAGATAGTACCACACGCCTTAGTGTCGCTAGGATCATAGTACTCTTCTGCTCTTGATAAATAACTGAATGTTCTTTTTATAGTGCTAAAAGATAACCCTCTTCTATTTGCTATATCCTGCGCCCTTTGTTTACCTACATCAGTAGCACATCTGTTATTAACTTCATCATTTAGCTTTATACCTCTCTTAGCATTGTTAACTGCACTATCAGGATAATCAGCATAGGTTTTTATATAAATGCTATTTTGATAAGTGTTGTTTATTTCATTATCTACCTCTTCATCTGTATCCTCTTCTATATTCTGTACAGCATTTTCATTAACAAACTGCTCACCTCTACTATCATCTAACATTTCCAAACCTAGCATTTTACGAGCTTCATTGATAGTTATAACAGCGTTTAAGTCAACCTTAGCACTATCTCCAACTGGGCTGACATTTAAAATACCTATTTCAATGTTACCATATTTAGTGTCTCTCTTAATAATACCGTTTAATGCTTTTAGTAGTGGCTCCTGAAAATCAGGAATAACTACACTGTTCATAAACTTATCATACTCATCTTTTATCTGTTGGTTACTTCCCAGCTTTCCTGCTGTTTCAATACCAGCTAAACTAGGAGTAATCCTATGAGCAGAAATAATGGCTTTAGTGCATAACTGAGATAGCTCCATAAATTCACCATCACGCTCCCTGTCAAACTCTTTTATACTTGCTGCTTGTTCAGGGCTATCTAAAAGCTCTACTAAAAACTTATCATTGTTAGATTCACCTGTAAACTTCTCTTTAATCTTTTCAACGTATTGCTGTGCGTTCATCCCATCGGGAACCTCACCAAACATCTGAATAAGTACACTAGGAAAAAAGCCATTATCAAACTTATCAATATTGTACTTACTCATTCTGTACTCAATATCAATCCAATCTAAAGCACCCACATAATCAGGTAATCCATAGTAATTAAACTCTGGATACTTTCTCATGATGTGAATTATAAACTCTTTGCTTTGAGTACCATCATAGAATTTTAATTCATTAACAGGATATTGAGCAGATGGAGTATTAGAAAGCTCTATATCTCTCCAAAAGTTTGATAAATATGCTATATCTTTTCTTTTTCCTTTTCTTACAGTCGTAGCATCCTCACAATATAATGCAGTGTAATCACCGCTTTTTTTAATATGTGCATAAGCATTACCAGTGATAACATAAGACTGTACAATGTCGCTAAATACATCATATAAGCTATCTCCTTCAGGGTTGACTTCCTTGCACCATTCCTGAAAATCCTGCGGCAAATCCTCATAACCCACATTTTCACCGTCTAACTTGAAAGTAAATTCCTTACCCTTTATAAATGTAATTTTTTGATTTATAATACTGCTATGAGTACTGGACCGCCTAGCCCTCTTTGCTAAATCATTTACATAAATGTTATCTGAATCCTGAAAAAATGGTACCCACTTTTGCTCAATATCAATATTAGGCTCTTTCTCTTTTTTAACTATTGGAGTAGTAATCGGATCAGTCTTAACGGTACTAGCCTTTATACTACTTATCTTCTTTTGGCTCATCTTTTACCTTTTCGATTGATACAATATTGGTAAAACCTGCATTGTATAGTTTTTTTAAGTCTTTCTGGCTTGTTTTATCAGTAAGATTAATAATACCTACTGAACCCATTATTTTTTTACCTATAAAACTAGGCTCTATAATAAATTTGCTCATATCTAAATATAATAAAATTAATTAATACTTTATTTCTAAAAGCAATAAAGGGAGAACCTAACAAAGCCCTCCCTACTGTTGCACCTGCAACTATCCACCATAAACTAAATTTATGAACCTAAGCTAACAGTACCGGAGCTGTTTGTAGTGATGGAACCTACAAATTCCCTTACTAGCTGTGCTTGCTTTCCAGCAAAAGTTACAGTATATCCGTTTTGCCCTTGTAATTCAGCTTCTAAAACTTCATTAGCAATAGCATCAACTGATGCATCTTTTCCCATTATCTCATCAAAACCTAAAACAAATGCTTTATTATCATCTGTTTCTTTATTATAGGTTTCAAAAATAACAATCAAACCACATGACTCAACATAGCTGTTTATTGCAGCAGCTTTAACTTTTTCCATTTTTGGAGCAAATACCTCTAAAGAAGTTTCATACGAAATGGAACCATTTTCACGAGAACCCTCTGAGCTATATAACTTAGTTTCCAACTCTCCCTCAATCTCATAAAACTTATCATCAGTAGTACTTAAAGTAACTGCTGTATAAGAATGATTGTCAGTAGAAGCTGTAAAACTTGTTACATCATCCTTATTGATAACGAATACTCTTTTGATACCACCTCTGCGGTTTTCATCGTTACAACTTATTAATATATCTGTTGAAATTTCTGACATCTTTTAAAAATTTATTAGTTAAAAAAATGCCCTCCCGAAAGAGGGCTTTAATTCTTAGTAGTAGAAAGAAATCAACTCACCAAATACATACTGAGCACCCATTTTGTACTTAGCAATAATCTTTAACAACTCATCGTCATCGTCATTACTTCTAAATTTCAATTGAGAACCAGCATCAGCAACATCAGTACCTATTACTAGGTTATCATCTACTGTGTAAACTAGCATATTCTTTCCTATATCTATACCTAAAGTTTGAGAGTTAGGGTTAGCAGCATCAGCTAATTGCGTATCCCATCCAGTAACCTCAACAACAGGAATACCTCTGAAAGTCAAAGACTGTCCATCCTGTAACAACTGAAGCCCTAAAGCATTTCCAGTACCTAACTGCTCATAAGTAGTCATCAAGTTATCTACGATTGTAGCAGTAACTCTAAAAGACTTAGATGCATTAGGCATTTGTCTAAGTACTTTAGTTTGGTTTTCGTAAGCAGACTTAAGCAAAGTGTAAGCACCATCAGCGACTAAATCACCGTTTGTATCTTCAACATTTGCAATAGTAGTCATTTCAACATATTTACCTAAACCAGCAGAACCAGCAACAAACAACTGAACAAAACCATCAAATTGGTTGTAATCAGATGAAGCAGCAGTAGAAGCAGCAAACCATGCCATACGACCGTTATCATCAGCAATAGCTTCAGCAACTCTTTTTCTAGCAACCTCTCCAACAACTGTATCAGTTAGGTCATCAATTGCAGTTCCTGAACCGTAGAACTCCTCAAAGATAGTACCGTAAAAAGCATCTCCACACTCTTCAAGGTTAACCTTAAGTTTAGATACTTCTAAAGTTCTATCAGAAACAGATGTTACTCCACCAGTAGCAGAAAAACCACAAGTAGTGTACTTTCTTACAATTTTTGTAAGAGATGAGTTAAGGTACATATTAGCCTTAACTTTAATGTTTGGGATAATTCTAATCCCTGATAAATCCGAGCTACCTTCTTGAGGTGCAAATAGGATTTCCGTAAATTCCTGACCTGCATAGGTAGAGGAAATTGATTGTGTAATAAAATTTGCCATCTTTTTTAATTTTAGCTTTTATATGAAGATTTTAAAATATTAAGGATTGCAGCACCTAACTCATCCACCTCTTTAACATTAGCTTCAGGATTAACTACATCTTGTTTAGCCTCTAATGGCTCTCTTGATGCTTTTGCCTTATCCAGTTCCTTTTTCATTTCTGCTAACTCGCTATCTTTAGCGGTTAGTTCAGCTTTAATTGACTCCATCAGCTCTGCTTTAATGGCTTCAACATCTACTGCATCTTGTGGCTCTTCAGTTACTTCTTCATTAACCTCTTCAACCTCTTCAGTAGTTTCCTCAACAGCCTCAACTTCTGGAGTTTCTTCTGTTGTTTCCTCAACCGCTTCAGCCTTTGGAGCTAACAATTCAGATACATAAGCCTTTAGTTGGTCTAATAGACCTTCTTTTTCAGACATATTCACGTTATTTAATTGATTTACGTAGTTAGATGGTACTTTGTACCCTTTTTTAGCCAACTCTTTTGGTGATGCATAGGCAGCAATTGCTAAAGCACTTTCTATACTACCAATGAAATTATATTCTTTAGCTTCTTCAGCAGTTAGCCATGTTTCCGCTTTCATCATATCCTGAATAGTAGATAACTCAAGACCTGTTGCATTAGCGTAAATTTTAGCAAGTTTAAGATTAATCTTATCCATCAACTGTGCTTGCTTCTCTAGCTCTTCTTTATAATCTCTTATCTCGTCGCTATTCATACCCTCCATTGAAACTACCGGCATCCATGCATTGTGGATCATAAAGAAACTGTTTTCAGTCATTACAGGTAGTTCACTACCAGACAAAGCGATAACAGTAGCAGCACTAGCAGCTAAACCTTCAATCTTTACAGAGATATTATAAGAAGAATTTTTCAGAAAATCATAAATAGCAAGAGCATCAAACACTGAACCACCTCCGCTATTTACAGTAAGCTCTATATCTTTGGAACCTGAAGCCTTAACCTCATCAATAAAGGTTTTAGCATCAATTCCAAAAGAACCTATTTCCTCATCTATTGATATAGATAACTTATTATTTATTGAATTACTTAGATTATACCAATTCATTTAACAACAATAAACAATTGTTATAAGATTGATATATAATTTTTTTACATAAAAAAAGAGGGCTACCCTAAAAACCCTCTCTTAATAATCACAAAGTATTTACTTATGAAGTAAAAAGCTAATATATAAAATTACTTTTGTAAAACAATCTTTATAACCAAATTAACAGAAATATCATACTTAACAGATAGATTGTAATAAATATCTTTCATCATCATTAAAGGGTTTTTTCTCATTATATGGTAATCATTTATCACTGCCATATTCCTGACAGCTTTTTGATTAATTAAACCAGTGCTTAATAATAATTCAGTAGCATGTTTAATATCATCAGCCTTATTAACTACACTAAACAAAGTTTCATTTAGTACATTTGCCAACTCTCTAGCCTCTGCTTCCAAAAGTTTATTATTCTCCTTTTGCACCTGCCACATGAAATTTTAAAGTTTGGTTCAACATTCTCTTTAAATAAATCAGATAAATATTCTAAACTTTTTGAGCATGGAAAAATTTTACCATGAGTTTTAATAATAGCTTCTTTAATATTTAACCTTTCTATATGATCTAGGTTCTCAATATTTTTATTTACATCAAAATCTACCATTTACCTTTTGGGCATTGTTCATCTTCCCATATTGTTTTATCAATCAAAGCACACTTACAAATACTGCACTGTGATATTCCCGGTTTCTCAAACCATAAGAACTTAAAGTTATCTCTTTTATCGTTGCAACCTTCACAAATGTTAAGCCTTTTTAATTTCTTTTGATAACTGGATAATTCACTGCTTATATTTTTTGCCTTACCGAATAAACTAGTTAACCACATAATCTAAATATAATAATTTTAACCAAATGTAGCTTCTGATTGTATATTGTTAACCTTTGCAGCTTGTGTGATTGTATCAGTAGCATTATTAACAACCTGAATAGCTCCTATTGAACTTGCAACTGCTTGAGTAATTTCATTACGTAAACCAGATATATCAACACCTCCAGCACTGGTAAAACCACCATTAGCAAAACCTATACCGCTAAATGGTTGAGGTCTATTAGTACGCATAGCTTCCAAAGCACCTACTAAACTAGCACCCCTTTGCGTTTCAAGTACATTCTTAGGCACAACATATTCACCCTCATGCACTACACCTGCTTGTTTAAATCCTGAGCTATCCGGAGAACCAAAACCGGAACCTGTATAACCTCCTTCTGCAAATGTTTGACCTGCTATTATACCAACTTGAGCAGCAGTTTGAGCAGCAACTAAACCTAAACTAGCAGCTCCAAAAGGAGTTATAGCACCTACGCCGCCTAGTTGAGCTATTGTTTTTGTAATGGCTATTGCTCCATTTGCTAAAGCGCTAGCAATATCAATCTTTTTTTGTTGCTGAAATGCTTTTCTTTCTATTTCCTCTCTTTGCTTATCAAATTGCTCTTGATTAATTAAACCCTGTTGCAATTGTGCATTTAAACCAGCTAAAGCTAATTCTTTTTGTCTGTTTACTCTTGCAGTAGTAACTTCAGCTAATAAGTCAGCTGTTTCTTGTGCAAATTGTAATTGCTGTTCTCTTAATTCTAATCTGTCAGCAGTTTCTTTTTCTTTATCCTCTTTTTCTCTTTGTATTCTTAAAGAATTTTCCTGTGCATCAAACTTAGCATCAATTGCTAGCTTTTCATTTTTTTTTGCTATATCAGTAGCTTTACTTAAATCTACTTGTTTTTTAGCCGCTTCTCTTGCTATCCTTAATTTTTCATCTTCTATATCTCTTTCTGTTTTTAGAGTAGATAGCTTTTTTATGTTAAGTGCTTCCTGTTCTAATTTTTCTTTATTAGCTATTGACTTAGTTGTATCTCTATCAATAACTTCTCTAGTCTTTTTTTCTTCTTTTGCTCTCTCTTTTGCTTTTTCAGCAGCTTCTTTTTCTAATCTTAACTGCTTATTTTTTTCAATCTTTTTTCGTCTTTCAATCTCTTCTAAATCCTCTTGTAAACCCTGCTCTATTTTAAATTCTGTTAAAAGGTCATTTTGTACATCTAATTGAGCTTTTTGAGTAGTTAATTTATTTTTTTCAAATTGTAATTGATGCTCGCTTAAATTACCTTCTTCAATCTTTTTTTGAATAAATTCAATTCCACTCTTAGTTAAATTTCTACTTATCTCTAATTGCCGTACTTGAGCATCAATAATTTCTTTGTCAGTAGCGTTCTGTAAATCTTTTCTATTTTTAACTCTTTCTAAATCCTCTTTTTGAAATTGCTCCTCATCTTTTCTGATTTGCTTTAATCTTTCAGGAAGTTTTTCATCAAACTTTTCCTGCTGTATCTGTGCTGTTGTTTTCCCAACAATTGACGCTAATCTTAAAAACTCAGCGGCAAATTGTAATATACCTCTTATACTTCTACTAATTGCACCATCACCACTATCTAAGCTCAATATAAAACCTTCATAAGCACTAGTTAATTTATCTACATCACCGCTTAGAGTATCGCCCATTGTTTCTGCCATCTTAGCAGCATCATCATCAGTATTATTTAATGATGTGTTAAGAGCATTTACTTCATCTCTGGTATCTGCAAGTATTGTAGCAACTACCGCATTTTCTTTACCGAATATCTCAGTAGCTTTTGCACTTCTATCAGTAGCAGCATTTATTTCTGCCATTGCACCCTCAAGAGTTTTACCTTCTTTAGCAAGTGTTAAAAATACGTTTCTAAGCCCTGTTCCCGCTTTAGATGCTTGTACGTTTCTATCAACTAAAATACCTAGCATAGCAGTAGTTTCCTCAACAGACAAACCTGCTTCAGCTGTCACTGGTCCCACATTAGCCATAGCAACCTCAAACTTATTTAAGTCTAATGCAGAACTGCTGAAACTCTTAGCCATAACATCTACTAACTGCTTAGTATCTTCAGCTTCTAATCCAAAAGCATTTAACACTCCAGCCGCTACGCTTGATGATTGTGCTAAGTCTGAACCGGTAGCTTCAGATAAATTTATTATTGCACCCGTAGCATCTAATATTTCATCAGTAGTAAAGCCTAACTTTGCTAATTCTTCTTGCAGCTTACCAACCTCTGTGGCTGTTTTCCTTGTAGTACTCCCTAAAGTTTTGGCAGAATTTGACAACTCTTTGATTTCATCATCTGTTGCGCCTGTAATGGCTTGTACTTTAGCCATCTGTTGCTCAAAATCCTTAATAGTATTAAAAGCTTCTTTTATTAACCTTGTTAATTGTTGTATAGCAAATAAACCAGCAAAACCAGCAACTATACTAGTACCCATTTTTCTAAATGACTTACCTAATCTAGTAGTAAAGCCATCAATACCTAGCATCTCTTGTCTGGTAACTAATAACTCCCTTCTATGAGCTTTTAAACCAGTATTTACCTTTGCTATTTCTCTACCATACCTATCAAGAGAAATAGTACCGTTTTTTTGAGCTTTGTTTAATTGAGTCCTTCTTAATGTTAATTTTTTAACCTCAGTTTCTAAAGCTGCTAATTTCTTTTTTTGTGCATCAGTACCTTGTAAATCAACTTTTATTGCTATTACCTTCTCTGCCATCTCTTATCTATAAACTGGTTCTATTAATCCTGTTATTGGGTTCTCAATCATTACCTCTATTAATTGTGATCCATCCTCTACATAAATTGGTTTTAAAACAGGTACAGTATTACCATTATCAGTATCACTGCTATTATTACCCTGTTGGCTACCATCTATGCTTACACTGCCTAAATTCTCAAACTTAAATAATATAACTTTTGTTAACTCATTTTGTACAGGCTTATAATCAACTACACTCTCAATAAAATAATACCCTTTAACGTTAGCTTCATTATCTAAATAAATCAACTTTCTAAAATCTAAGTTTTCAATATCTGTACTGCTCAGATTAAAATACGCTATCAACCTACCTCCTTCCTCTATGTTTTTTATCATCTTAGAGTAATAGGTAGAAAACAAGCCATCTGAACCTGTGAAACTTAAATTTTGAGGGCTTGTAATGTTATTATAACTTTCAAAAATACCATAAGGAATAACCTCAGTAGTAGTGCCAAACTTACTTATTTTGTTATTCTCACCTGTTACATTTAACTGGTTACCATTTTGAAAAAAATATATCTTACTGTTATAGTTAGTTGTTCTGGTTTCTGGAGCTGTATCTTCATACTCGTTCCATATTTTTAATGTAACAGGATAATCATTAGCATTTGCATTTACAGGTGCGGCATTGCCGTCGGTTATTGCATAAGCAGCACTGAACTCATCTAGTTCTATTTTTTGAGTACCTTCTGTAAACCTATCTGATAAAACATTATTATAACTTCCATAAATACGTTTATTATCATCCTGCCATCCCTTTAACCATTCATCACGATTTAAAGCTTTATACCTAAAATTTAAAGTTCTTTTGTAGGAGCTTACATAATCAACTTCATAGCTGTTAACATCTATTTTATCGCTCCAGTCAATTGCATTAGATTGTGATTTAAAAAAACTATCTCTAGTATTAAAATAAACTGTTTTACTTTTTACATCAGTCCAATAATAAATATTAAACATTCTTGTAAAATCATTTAAAACATCTATGAATTTAATACTATCAGGAAGTAAGTTATTTAGCAAAAAGTTATCATTTTCCTCAATTGCATTCTTTTTAGATAATTTTAAAAATGTTTGCCTATCTGTCAATCCTTGCACCTCAACATCAAAAAACGACTCTGGTGTTTTTGTTTCAATATACACTGAAATTTTATCATTTTGTCTAGCAGCAATAGTAGTTGAAAACTGTACAGTATCAAATCCTGTACCTGCATTAGCATTTGCAACTTGCTGCTCTAATACAGTTCCTGAGCCTATTGATGTTAATGTTTGTCCATTATTTACAACAGAGATATAAGCATTTTGACCTGCTGTAAAAGTGCTAATAGTTCTTAATCGAACGCTATAATATAAATCATAAGTACCATCAGATGGTACAGTGTATTCGTAAGTAGATGTATCATAATTATTACCGGGGTCTTTACATTCTCCTGATGTATCATTATCAAAAGGTAATCTTTTTACATCACCCGGACTTAAAGTAAAGTTACTACTTGATTTAACCCATATTGAAGTGTTTTCTACTGTTGCCTCATCCTGTTTAAATTTTAAATCGAAATCGCAAACCAATTTTTTAAGATGTGCATTGTCAGTAAAAAATGAAGTATTTACATTATACCCTAAAGAAGCAAAGCATTTATTTAAAACACTTTCTAAATAAAAAACAGGTCTATAATCAGATACTATTGTATCATTAGTTGATAAGTTGCCACCTCGATTGATATAAGGGTAAGCATGGCTATAAGTGGTACTGTCAGCAGCATTGGCAGCATCTATACCTGCTTCGTTATATGTTTGAGTATTGTTATCCCAAGTAATACTCTTTAAAGTTAGCTCAGATGCTTCTTTAACCCAGTCAATATTATTACCGTAAAAAACCAGTTCAAAACTTTCAACTTCTAAACCATTAAAAACCTTGCTAACCTGTAAAAAACCCTTTTCAATAGGTGAATTATTAACCAATATAATACATGGCTTTCTATTTAATGCCCTTCTGTAATCTTTTCTACTGTTTATATTATCTACATTTGATAATAAATCTGCATTGGTTTTTGTGTTTGGAACTTTAAAACTTTTGGTAAATGTACCTGTACGCTGTTTTAAATTATCAAGATTAACAATACCTTTATTAATTGCTAAAGGGAAATCATTAAAATTAGACAATTCTAAATCACCTTTAACATTATTAGCAGTATCTATTATTCTTATAATTACTTCATTCATCCCTTAATGCCTTTTGTTGAATTAGCAAAACTATAATTTAAGACAAACTGTATAGGCATGTCACGCTCATCAGTTTTAAAAAAAGTACCATCTTCTATAATAATAGGATAATAATCTCCATCAATCTCTACCCATGCCCTCTTATTAATTAACATATCACTTAACCAATGGTACTCATCTCTTCCTATTGATTTACTGTATGCCGTAAAAGTGCTGTTTAGCGTGTTTTGCATAATACTAACTCCTCTAGCATCACTTGTATATGTTATTCCTTTAGCTTTTATAAATGTAGTTGCTTTATGATCTAAACTCTCTTGTTTATTTCCTTTAAAAGTATAACTATCTCTTTTTCCGTATTTGTTTTGCCAGTGTATCCTCACATCATAAGTACATGAACCAACTATGTTAAACCTCTTTAACTCACTGACATCTCCACTATTATTTATAATCCTAACAGTGTAATAAGCTACATTTGTTAAACTTATCCCGGCAGCTATTAAATTGGAAGTACCGACAGGAATAGTGATGTAATAAAATGTAAAATTTTGACCTGCATAGCCAGCATCCCAGTCAGTAATATTAATATAGTCAGTATTTAAAATAGCATCACTACTATCATAGGTTAATATCTCTACTTTAAATGCTTGTGATGCAGTACCATCATACCATAATGCACCTAAATATTCACTTTGTGAAAGCTCTATATTTTTAGCAGCGGGAGTATCATTTAAAAACTTTTTAGTATTAGCTGTTAACTGATAATCATTCGCGTTAAAACTATTTTGCTGAATAGTGTCAAATGTAGCATTTATAACATTTCTTGTAATATTATCATAATAAGTATAATTAGTGTTATTAGCGTCATCTGGGTCATAATCAGTAACTAAAACAGTATCTGGCTGAGTAACCTCATATATTTTTATGTTATACTGATTTACTCCCGTATCAGTAGCATCATAAGTGCTTAAATCTGTTGTATAAAGTTTAAAATCTAAATAATTTTGTACTACTTCATTTAATACAACCGTAAACTCATCGCTAGTGCCTTTATCTATTTGCACATTTAAAGCTGCAACTCTTGAACCATCCACTAAAACCTCAACTATACACGATACTAAGTTAAGTGCATCACTGCTAAACCTATAAATAATCTTATCTTTTTCACCGTATGCAGCTTTAGGAGTACCTAAAACCGGGCTTGTTATTATTGTTATCGCCATTAGTTTACTTTGTTAAAATCTTTTACCATTGTTGCTATTGTTTCATCATAGCCTTTAAATACTTGCTCCTCTAGTTGCATTACAGCATCATCTAATTCATTATTAATTACAAAGTCTATAAATCCTTTTCTCCTGCCGTTATTAGTAAATTCAAAACTACCTTTAGTTCCTTCTCTTGAGCTACCATCGGTAGGGCTCCCTTCTGCAAATATAACCTGTTGTATAGCAAAGGCTAAACTCTTTACTTTTTTATCACCGTTTACTATTGCTTTTTGTTCAATCCATTTAACCAAAGCACTAATAGGTACTTTTTTCTTTTTTTTAGCCCTCCCTTCATTAACATAGATACCGTATTCATCCATTAGTATTTCCAATACTATGCTGTTAGGAACTTCAATAACCCTTTGCTCAAAACTGTTAACCAGATTACCAGTAGCCTGATGACCCTGCTCAATTAACTCCTTTTGTAAAGAAGATATTATCAATTGACCTACTTTTTTAAAGTCTACCATTAGTAACTAAATGAGCCTAAAGTGCAATTACTATCTAATTCTACTGTTATTGTGTAAGTGCTTTGTACCAGCTTATCATTATGAACATCATGAGCTAAAAAACCAGATAAAGCAGTGTTATTTACAATACTAAACCCATTAGAGCCGTCTATATTCCTTCTCATAACTTCTGCTATGTACTGATCTAATATATTATCTATTTCGCCTTGCTTTTGTTGTAAGCTCTTAGTACCCCTTTCAGCACTATTATAATCTCCATAACAAAAAATGTTTAAAGTAAACTGCTTGCCTCGTGGCAAAAAATTATTATTACTTGCACCCCTTACAAAGTTAGGAGTAGAGTTAATTAAAATCATAGGATAATCTTTATTTTGTAAAGCGCCATTTACCCTGCTAACCCTATCATAAATAAAAAAGTTAACAGAAGCAAAAGCGTCTGCAACAGTTTTAAATTCATCTATTATATCTTTAAATACTGCCATAATTAAAACATTGCAAAAAAGTCACCTCCACTAGTATCTACCGAACCTCCTAAGCCTTTAATTTCTGTCCTATCAAGTGTTAAGTTGCCAAAAGTACTTGTAGCTCGTAAATTTATTGTACCAGCACTATGCCCTGCATTAGCACTAATGGCTCCTGTTGCTACTTGTCTATTAGTATTGTGTGTGGTAAAAGTTCTATTAGTTCCTTGTGGTATCTGCTGAGTAAGGATAGCATTTACACAACAAGAAGTGATTAAAATTAAACTATCATCCTCAACAGTTAATGTTTGACTGTTAGGAGTTGGCTGCCCTCCTGTTCTAGCAGAATTACCTATGCCTCCTGAACCTGTAAAGCTTCTTATGTGTAAGCTTATAGGATTAAAAACACTATTGTTAAAATTTACTCTAAAAGTGTTATTACCTGTTGGAGGGTTTTCTAAATAATAAAATACCATCCTTTGAGATAAACCACCTCTGTTAATACTATACAATTGTGTCATTGTTTGCCCTCCATACGTAGCACCTGTAAAGTTTCTATTGTTAGCCATAGTAACCATAGCAACAATTAAACCATCACTACCTACATTATGATTGTGCGATTGTGTTTTATTGTTAGCTCCAGGAGTAGGATTTGCATTTGTAGTATTTCCTTTAGTAGGTACTGCCATTATAATTGATTTATGTTAGTTATTTCTGATATTCCTAAACCTTCAACAGTGTCTACTTCTGTTCTAGCCTCATTAACATAATCAGTAGTTGCAAAAAATTCACTTACAGAAACTTCTCCTAATGTTAATTTAGTTCTATTAGCACCTAAAAAAGCTCCCAAAGTACTATCATAATCTTCATTTATCTGATTTGCTACGTTTACATCTTCAGTATATCCAACATCAGTATACTTCAAATTGTCTGTACCTTCTAATTCTATTTTACTAATTATAATCATTATGCTTCCTCTTTAACTGCTAAAACATCCCATTTAGTATCTGTATCATTATACACACAACCTACATAAATAATCTTACTTGATGTAGTTGTACTTGGCAATGTTACTCCTATTACTCTAAAAATCGCATTCCATGTTAGAGGTGCAGCACTACCATTATCCTTAATTCTTATAATTAACTTTTGCGCTTGTACTGGTGTACCAGTAGGAGCAGCTATTGTACAGCTACCATTTTGAGCCGTTAATATTTCTACATCTGTACTATCTGCATCTACTGTTAATGTTGCTGTTGATGCCGTTGAGCTTACAATAGGATTAACAACCGCTTTTCTCTTAATGCTCTTTTTGTTTCCACTATCGGCACTATCTTCAATAATAAACTCATCATCACTGGCTACTGTTGTTTTCTCTGTTATTGCTGTTATCTCATTAGCAGCGTTAACATGAACAGCATTTGCATCACTTGTAGCTGGTAAATCTCCGATAGTTATTTTTTTCTTATTGTTGCTATCAGCAGCATCTTCAATAATCAATAAGTCACTACTTGTAGGAGTAGCCTTAGCAGTTATGCCATTAATTTCACCCCCTGCATTAACATGAACAGCATTTGCGTCAGTACCTCCACCAGAAGATGAAACATCAATATAACCTCTTACAGTAGCATATAAAGCATCTATATCAGCTTCACTAGGGCTTGTAACCTCTGAAAAGGGAATACTTATGTAAACCTGTCCTCTCTGATTACCATCATCATCTGAATCATCATAGATATTAATATTAGTACCTCTTTTTAAAAGCTTTACATTTCCATGTTTGATATAGGTTACTGCACCTCCGTAATTAATCTCTATACCGCTTGTTAAATTAGTAATTGTTGCCATTAGTCAATATATCCTCTTATAGTTGTGTATAAATTATTTAAATCTGCTGTGGTAGGGCTGGTAACCTCTGCATGGGTTAACCTAATTGCATCCGCTCCCCTTCTGTTTTCTGAGTTATCGTAAATAGAAAGTGTTAAACTGCTTTTAATCAGCTTAACATTTGCATACTTGATAAAGTAAGTATCTCCATGAGAGTCAACTATCTCAATCCCGTCTGTTTTATTAGTAATTGTAGCCATATCTTTTAAATGTATAGCTCATGTGTGGATGTTACTAATATAAAAAAAAACAGCCAATAATTTTTGACTGTCAATTTTTTTTAATAAGAAGCTACTTTTTATTTATCCTTTTTTCTAATAATCTAAATATGAATTGTATGAATACAAATAAGAATAATACTAGTAATGGTGTCAATCTTTTAATTTTAAAATATTATTAATCTGCCTAAAATCGTTTAGAACCTGTGAGTAGTTTTTATCAACAAACCTCTTTTGAATACCATCTATTAAATCACTGACCTCATCTATCTGCATTTCTACCATCTTAATGGCTTCTTTAATCTCTTTAGTTTTTTTTGAAGCTTTTAACCTGTATAAATCATCTAGCATCATATCATGAACCTCTTTAGACTTTTCTATTAGCTCTGGTAACTCTTGGATGGCTTTTTCTTTTAACTGCTCCTGTTCATTAATCTGCTTAATCTGTGCTTTTCTCTGTTCAATTAAACTGTTTTTAAAGTCTAATTCATTCTGAAGCCTGTAAGCTTTATCAACATCATCTAAACTGTTATAAACCTTTTTACCTTGTGCATCTACGGTATGTTTGGTTAAATGTTCGATATATTCCTTTAAAAATTTTATTCTGCCTTTATAGTTCTCTAATTCTTCTTCTAGTTTTTGGATAGTTGCTAACATATTTAATTGTGTTTTATCATTTCTATTTTTGCATCTTCAGGGATGCTTCCTATGGCTATCTGCCACTGCATTAAATCCTCACCTATTGCTAATAATTCTTTTTCGTTATCAGATTCTTTGTTTACTAAAAAAAAGTACTCAGTATCTTCATCCATGATACTATTTTATAAATCATTTCCTATGCTCACAAATAATGTTACTATCTATTAGTATTTTAAAACCTAGCTTTTGCATATCTGTAAATATAAAAGTATCACTAAAAGCACTTTTATTTAAATTTAAATCTACTCGAAACCTTACCAGCTCTAAAGCTTCCCTCCTGAATAAAGTACATCCTATTCCTGTTGCTGTTATCTTAGCATCAGGGTCTATTAATAATTGATTAAGAGGTAAAACACCCTGACCCATAATATCTATACCATGAGAACGCTCTAAAATCTTTTCACTCCTTACTGATCTATAATCACTGGTAGATGTTAAGCATAAAGTAGGCTCCCCTCTGTT